AAACTTAAAAGGGTATGGCAAGGTGGTTTGTCAATGAGTTTAAATGTAGACCCAAAGGAGATACAAGCAATGATAAATAAAATAAGCAATGACTAAATACTTTAAAGAAGTAGAATACAAAATGGATGTAGATTTTCTTGTTAAGCTAGATAAAGCGAGAGAGTTTGCTAAAGTGCCTTTTGTAATTAATTCTGCTTATAGAAGTCCAGAACACAAAGAATCTATAAAGAACCCTACATCAAGCCACATCAAAGGTTTAGCAGTAGATATAAAAGCAACTGATAGCAGAACTAGATACAAAGTCTTAAATGCTCTTATGCACGTTGGTTTTAATCGTATTGGTATTGCAGATACATTTATTCACGTTGATGACGATAAAGACAAATCTCAACAAGTAATTTGGACATACTAATATGAGTGATGCTAAACTAAGAAAGAACGGAGGTAAAGGTACATTCTTTGGTAACCTTTGGAGAGGTGTTGTAAAGAACAATATTCCAATGGGAGAAACAATTGTTGCTGCTATTGATGGAGGTAATCCGATAGACGTTATAAAAGCTATATCAAAAGACAAAGATATACCATCAAAAGATAAAGAAATGATGATGGCAGATTTAGAACAAGACGTTATAGAGATGCAAGAGGTTACTAAACGTTGGGAATCAGATAATAAAGCAGATTCATTTCTTACTAAAAACATAAGACCTTTAAGCCTTGCTTTTTTAACCTTGTCTCTTTTTATTTATGTGATTTTAGATAGCTCTTTGCAATCTTTTAATATAGACCAACAATGGATCTCACTACTTGGAAATCTACTTATGCTTGTTTATGGTGGTTATTTTGGTGCTAGAACACTAGAAAAAATAAGAAAATAAAATAAATTTAAGCCCTTTTTCCATTATATATATATGGGAAAAGAAGAGAGACCAAGACTTAAAGGAAAAATATTAAAAGCCTACAAGAATTTAATACAAGACCAACAACGCATCTTAGTTATTGGAGACCTACATGAGCCATTTTGTTTAGAAGGTTATTTAAAACATTGCAAAGATGTTTACGCAAAACACAATTGTAACAAGGTAATATTTATAGGAGATGTTATTGATAATCATTATTCTTCTTTTCACGATCCAGACCCAGATGGAATGGGTGGGGGAGATGAACTTGATTTAGCTATTTATAAATTGTCAAGATGGTATAAGGCTTTCCCAATAGCTGACGTTTGTATTGGTAACCACGATAGAATTATATCTCGTAAAGCATTTGCATCTGGTGTTCCTAAAAGATGGGTTAAAACATTTGGAGAGGTATTAGAAACTCCTAATTGGAATTTTGATACTCGTTTTGTTTATGATAATGTACAATATATTCACGGAGAGTCAGGTAGAGCTACAAAGAAAGCAAAAGATGATATGCAGTCTACTGTTCAAGGGCATAGGCATACAGAAATGTTTACTGAGTTTGCAGTTGGTGCTAATTTTAAAGTCTTTGGGTGTGCAGTTGGTTGTGGGATAGACAATACATCTTATGCTATGGCTTATGGTAAGAACTTTAAAAAACCAGCTATTGGTTGTGCAGTTGTGTTTGGAGGGAATTACGCAATTAACGAGCCAATGCATTTATAGTATAAAGTCTATTTTCTCAGACCAATCCTCTGGAATGTCTGCATCGATTTTATGGATATACATTTCAAGAGCTTGTTGTGTTTCGTGACCAGTAATTGGTTGCAGTTCTTTTATAGCTTCTGAGTAGCTTTTGTTTTCGGTAGTTCTTAAATACCTAAAAAGATTTGTAATGAAAGAATGACGAAAAGAATACAAACCATATTCTTTACCTAAATTAAATTTATTTTTTACTTTTTTAAATCGTTTACTAAATGCATCTCTTCTTGTATTATCGTCTGTATTCCATTCTGCTGGTTTATCTTTTAAAGTAAATAGGAAGTACTCCTTATTATATAGGTGTAAATTCATAGCTTTTACATCCTCTATAAATATACTAGGAATGCGTTTTGTTTTCTGAGGTTTGTTTTTAGCTTTAAAATATAAAAGACTTTCTTCTAGGTTTACATCTTTTACTTTTAATCTGTTTACCTCTACTGGTCTTAAAAAAGAATAGGCTACAAATTTTATATACAATAATAGGTAGGGGTCTTTATTTTTTAAATACTCTACAATATTTTTTAATTCTTTTTTTGTAAAGGTTCTATCTGTTTTTGGTTTTGTCTTTTCGTTACCTATATCTTTAATAAAATTTCTATCTATTAAATTAAGTTTGTTTTCCATTATAGTAAACAGAGCTGATAAAGATGCTTTTGAGTTGTTGCGTGTTCTTGCAGATGTTTCTTTTAGTTTTTTATTTAAGAATTTAAGAACAACAGACTTTGTTAAATCGTTTATGTCTTTGGTTTGATCGTATTTAAGAAAGTCTAAAAATTGGTTCTTTGTATGGAAGTAGTCTTTAGATGTTATTTTAGAAACAGATAAAGTACAATGCTCATAAGCTAACTCTAATGCTTCTTTTATAGTATGTGCTTTTTTTTCATCTTCAAAATCATTTAAATTAAAAGGAGAGTAACCATTATTAATTGCAGTCTCTAATCCAAACTTTAAATTTTTTAAATGTCTTATTCTATCCTCAAACTTTTTTAATTTATTAACCCCTCCTTTTAAGTGACTTTGCCTTTCTAGTTTGTTTGTATTTGGATTTCTAAAAGACCATCTTAAATACCAAGATTTTTTAAGTGCTTTTGTTTTTTCACTTTTACTTAAATCTTTCCATTCATTGACGTTTACCCCTCCAGTATAAAAAGAAATAGTGTATTTTTTTTGCATTTTTTTTAAAACATCTAGTGCGTACTCTACAACGTATTTTTGAAGTATTTTTTTGTTTTTCTTCATGCAAAAACGATTTAAATTTTACACCTAAATCGTTTTAATACAAAGAGTTATGTTTACTTTTTTATTTGTAGCGAAGACGGGATTTGAACCCGTGACCTCAGGGTTATGAATCCTACGGCAGATTTACAAACCCCTATAAACATTGACTTTATACATTGTCGATTTATGATTAATGACAACTAAATAACGTACTTTTTTTATGCAACTTTGTTGCTTTTTTCTTATATTGCTAAAAGTAAATATTTTTGTTTACAATATTAAAAAATAGTACTAAAACCCTCTGACTATAAAAATTGCTATAAAAGATAATATTTAAAAATAAATATTATTTATCCCCTATTATAGAAATTAATATATTAGATAAAAAATTTAAGTTATTGAAAAATATTAAATCTGATCCAGATTATTACAAAGAAATAGTAAAAAAAAATAAAAAAATTATTGAAAAATTAAAAAATAAAGTAGGAAAAAAGAAATTAAATATTATTCTTTCAAAATTTGAATAGCTCTTTTTTGACTTTCAACTTCAAACCATAAACCATAGATTTCTGTCTGTAAAAGTTTATGGTGGTTTTTTATTACATCAGATGCTAAATCTTGCATTTTGATTCTTTCCTCAGTCCCTAAAGTTATATTATTAGTATCGTTTTCCATCGCCTTAGTAGCAAAATCAATAATAATTTCTTTGGTTTTTCTTTGTGGATTAGCAACTTTATTGCTAAGTATTTTTCTAACCCCAGCCTCATTTAAACCAGTGTTGTTGTGGATTTCGTAAGCTGAAAACCCTTTATCTTTTAGGTAGATAATACTATCTTCAAAAGTCATTTTTATTATTTTTTTTAAAAAGTATCGTTTTGTATCGTAAAGTATCGTATCTTTGTTGAAAGATTGTTAGTAAATATACAAAATAAAAACCCAAAATGAAAGAAATTTCCCTACAAATCTCTGAAAAAACACACCAACAAATTCTACAAAACTGCTTCATAAGAATAGACAGAGCATCTTATAAAGGAAGCACTATTGATTCTGTTTCTTTTTACAAACAATTTAACACAAGCCAATACTTATTTGAGGTATTTGGAGAGGTTGATATTGTTTGGTTGAATGAAGAGAATTACGAGTTTAATAGAGTTAGTTCCATCAGCATATCAATGTATGATGATGCTGGAGAAATTTTTCCAGATGAAAAAATATACGATACAATAGAAAAAAACCTTGAATTTTCAATTATATAATTATGCCAAACATTATCGAACAACTTAGAAGTACAAGTTTATCAAAAGCTAGTAAATCAAATCAAACCCTTAACAATATAGTTTACAAAGCATTTCATGATGCTCAAACTGATGAACAAGAAATAGCAATTGCTGCAATCGCATACAAATATAATTTGGGTTGCTTGGATGAGTTAATCGGAGTTTTAGAAGTTCAGGGATCTAAACTTCCTTTTTAGCTCTATGTCTCCCCTAGAACAAAATATAATCAATCTATTACCTACTCTTTCTGATGAAGCTAAGAGCAAGGCTCGATTAGTTTTAGGGGAGAATCCAAGCCTTACTAAGAAAAAAAAGACTAGCAATCACTTAACAAAACAAGAAGCAGTAGTGCTAGTTAGAAAAATGTTAAAAATATAAAATGCAAAACCCCCAAAAAAAATTAGCTGAATACATAATTCAAAACAAAGAAAAGTTTTCAAAGCTAGAAATACAGAAAGCACAACAATTTTTATTTAACGTGGAAGTGGATGCCACAACAAATCATTCACATTAATTAATAATTATTATTATGGGATTTCTTAAAAGAGAAATACAAACAAGTGTAAATCCAACGTCTAAATTTTTAGAGTGGAAAAGTAACAACAAGTCTTTTGCGTATTACGACAAAGAAACTAAGCAAAATGTAGAGGTAAAACTGCCTATTACATTTATTGTATTAGAAGAGTATCATTGTATCAAAGGGTTCTCTGATTCTGACCAGACTGGAATATACTCTAACGAGGTATTACAAATTGGCACAGAAGAAATGGAGGTTCGTTCTTACAAGGGTAGAATCATTGCCAAAGGTCTTTACAAAGACATCAAAGGAGCAGTAAATGCTGCTGGTGGTAACTATCACAAATCTATTTACGCAGTAACCAAAGAAGGAGAGTTAATCAACATTTCTTTAAAGGGTGCAGCAGTTAGTAAATGGAGTAAGCTAGTTGAGAAAGGAGCTTGGAAAAGATTAAGTGATGAGTGGATATCTATTGAATCTGCTGAGGATCACAAGAAAGGTATGGTAAAATACTCTACACCAAACTTTGTCTTTAATACATCTTTATCAGAAAATGAATTTAAGACTGTAAAAGCAAAAGCAACAGAACTTGAAAACTACTTGACTACATATTTTGCAAAAGATGTAGTGGTTGAAGATGTTGCAGAGTTAGATGGAGTTGAAGCATTAGAATCTTTAGACTTTTAAAATGTCTAAAGATTTATTCTTCCAGATGCGTGAGCAAGAAGTTGCTCATTTATTAACAGAGGTAGAAGAGGGCAATATTGCTGCCCTCTCTACTTATGGAAACCTAAAAAAATGTCAAGCATTATACACACAAGCTATAAAGCAAATTGAAGAAATAGCTTTTGATGAAGCTGACAACTACTCTGAAAAAACTTTTGAAGATTCTGGATTCTTTTTTGAAAAAAGAAACGGAGGTATAAGATTTTCTTTTAAGCACATTGAAGAATGGCAAGACTTAGAGAAAAAGAAAAAGGAAGTAGAAGAAAGAAGTAAACAAGCATATCATGCAATCCAAAGAAGATTACTTGTAGGAACAGAAGATGGAGAAGAAGTCGAAGTACCTAAAGTAAGTTATACAAAAAGCTCATTAATCGTAAAATAAAAACTATGTCAGCAGAAACATCAGATAAAGCATCAAACTTAATAAAAGCATTTGAAAGAAAAGAAGCCTTAAACCTAAACTTAAATACAGAACAATTTACTGAATTGAATAACATATTGTGTGAATTAGCAACTGAAGAGTATTCAAAAGGTTTGGATAGAGGTTACGAAATAGCAAGAAAATGAAAAGTAAAATAGACAGAATGGAAAGTTTCTTGGATTGGATGAATAATAAAGTAAAAAGCATCCATAAAATTACAAACCAGCAGTTCGTAAATATCCTTGAAAAGATGTAAAGGTCGAAAGTTCGATTTAGTATGGACTATGAGACCCCCCCAAAATAATAAAAAAAAATAGGAGGGGGGTATAAAACACCTTAGCAAAACGAACTTTCGCACTGACCTAGTGTTTACTAGGGGTACAGAGTTTTACAAAGGACGAAAGTTCGAAACCCAAATAAAAAATCAATAATGAAAGACCAAAAAGTATCAGTTTTTAAGGATTTATTCAAAGCATCGGACGTTCCGTTTGTACTTTCTTTGGAAAAAATCGTTGAAAGGATCAAAAAAGGGACTTCAAAAAACAAAATCGACCTGATAAGAAATGGAGATAAAGAGAAAAAGAAACGATTACCATCAATAGTTTTTGCTGGTAAATTCTCTGAGAGAAACAGAAAGGGATTAGTGTCTCATTCTGGTCTTATGGTCTTAGATTTTGACAAGTTCCCAAGCACAAAAATATTAAAAGAACAACAAGCTATCCTAAAACAAAACAAGCACGTTGTTTTATTATTCATTTCTCCTAGTGGAAATGGTTTAAAAGCAGTTGTTAGAGTACCAGATACTTTAAATGAAGAAACACACCCTAAATATTTTAAAGCATTTAACAAGCAGTTTAAATATGATTATTTCGATATCTCAAACTCCAATGTAGATAGAGTTTGTTTTGAATCTTACGATCCAGATATCTATGTTAATTATGAAGCTGAATGTTTTAATACTGAAATAATAGATGAAGGGTATCAAGCAGCATTAAGAACACCTCTCTTGAAACTAGAATCAGATGATACCATTATTAATAGGATAATGAGTTTTGGTTGGAAGAAAGACTTTGTAGAGGGCGAAATGAATAATTATGTTTTTGATTTAGCTGGTGCAATGTGTGAGTATGGAGTTTCTGAAAGTGCAGCAGACCAATACATAATGTCTGAGATTGTAAAAGGTAGATGTAAAGACGAGAAGTCAAAGCAAAACACTATACGAAATGCTTATAAAAGTAGGATAGCAAACTCCAAATACTTTGAAGATTACAACAAAATAACCAACATTAAAAAAGACCTTAAAAATGGTAAAGACTTTGTTTTAAAAGAACATAAAATATCAGAAGAGGTTTACGAAAAAATAAAAGATGATAAAGAGGTTATTCAGTTTTGGTTTCTTAATAAGAATGGAGATATAAAAATTGATGCTTACAAGTACAAGATTTTCTTAGAAGGTAAAGGCTTTAATAAATACTTTCCAGAGGGTGCAAAGAAGCCTATTTGGGTATCTATAAAGTCTAACATAGTAAGAGAGACATCAGTAGAAATTATAAAAGATTATGTACTTGACCATTTACTAGATAAAAAAGAGATAGAAGTATGGAAGCTATGTGTAAACTATGCTTTATTATTCTCTGAGACTTATTTACTAATGCTTAAATCTATTGAGCTGAGAATGCTTAGAGATGAGAAAGAGAAATCTTTTATAGCATATCAAAACGGAATACTAGAGGTTACAAAAGAACAAGCTAATCTTATTGGCTATGTAGATGTTGAGGGTTATGTATGGGAATCTCAAATACTTAAAAGAGACTATGTAGAACACAAAGACTTTAGTAATGACTACCAAACCTTTGTATCTAATGTTTCTAATAAAAACCCAGATGCTTTAGAAAGTGTTATTGGATATCTTATATCTACCTATAAGAATAAGATGAACAACAAAGCTATCATATTAAATGATGAGGTTATATCTGATTTCGCAGAGGGAGGTACTGGTAAAGGATTACTTGTACAAGGACTTAAAACAATTAGAAAGACATCAATACTAGATGGTAAAGCATTTGATGACAAGAAAGGTTTCCCATATCAAACAGTCTCTTTAGATTCTCAGATTCTTGTGTGGGATGACGTAAAGAAAGGATTCAACTTTGAAAGCAAATTCTCCTTAGTAACAGAAGGATTAACAATAGAGAGAAAAAACAAAGATGCAGTAAAGCTACCAGTAGAAGATTCTCCTAAAATTGTAATCTCTACAAACTATGTTATACAAGGCGATGGTAATAGTCACGATAGAAGAAGGCACGAGATAGAGATTGCACAATACTACGGAAAACACCTCACACCTTTTGAAGAGTTTGGTAGACAATTGTTTGATGATTGGAGTGGAGAAGAGTTTGAAAGGTTTGATAACTATATGGTTTTCTGCTTACAGAAATACTTAAACAATGGATTGATAGTACAATCTTCTAAGAACTTAAAACTCAGAAAGGTAATAGCTGAAACATCAAAAGACTTTATAGACTGGATTAAAGATGACAACATAGTATTTGATTCTAGGAATAACAAGTCTGACTTCTTCCAAAAGTTTATAAACGAGAATCAAGATTATAACAATAAGATATTTAAGAGAAATACATTCAACAGATGGATTCAAAAGTATTGTGCTTATAAAGATTATGAGTTTGATCAAGGAAGCTCAAATGGTGTTAAATGGTTTACCATATCAAAAACAATAGAACAACAAAAAGAAATAATAATAGACGAAATACCCTTTTAAAATAAATGGATAAAAATTTTAATGAAGTAACAGATAGAATAATTATGATGTCTGGAATAGATATTTTTAAAAATACAAGAGTAAACGAATACATAGAAGTCAGAGCTTTAACTTGTTTTATTTTACATAAGAAGCTGCATATGGGATATTCAAAAATTGCTAGAAACTTCAAATCAAATGGTAAAAAAATGGATCACGCAACTGTTATTCATGCTGTAAAAAGATATCCAATTTACAGAAGTACTAATAATAAATTAAAAATGATGGAATCTTGTTTTAAAATAAAAAAAATGGATTTGATTAACTATAAAGAAATTGACCAAATAATTTTCTTACAAGAGAAATGTAAAAAAATACAAAAGAAAAATAGAGAGCTTAAAAAAAATATACATGAATTAAGCTATAAGAAAGTCAAGTTTACAACAGATGAGGAAAAGCTACTTATGATGTTTGATGGTTTGTCTAAAGTAAAAGTAGAAGAAGTGATAGAAAAAGTAAACCTATTAAAAAACTCTTGGACTTGGAAAGAAAAGAAAAATATTGACAGATGCGAGATTATAGAATCATCTTCTGGTCTTAGTGATAGAGCATATTAATATGCAGTTTAGACCATACCAACAATCAATTATAGAAGAAGGTACTAAAAGACTATCTAGGCTTCGCATCATACTATTAGCTATGGAGGTAAGAACTGGTAAAACACTTACCTCTCTAGGGATAGCAGATAATATGGATATAAACTCTGTTCTGTTTATAACCAAGAAGAAAGCTATCTCTTCTATTGAAGCAGACTACAAGCTCCTAAACCCTAACTATTCTTTAAGGGTTACAAACTATGAAGCAGTACATAAAGTAAATGGTAAAGACTATGATTTAATAATAGTTGATGAATCGCATTCACTTGGTGCATTCCCTAAACCATCACTACGAACTAAACGTATTAAACAAATAATAGGCAAGAAGTATTGCATCCTATTAACTGGAACACCAACACCTGAGAGTTTCTCTCAAATCTTCCATCAGTTCTGGATCTCTGAGTTTACTCCATTTGTAGAGAAGTCTTTTTATAAATGGGCAAAAGGTTTTGTGAACGTAACACAAAGAAAGATAAACGGATATAATGTAAACAACTACTCAGATGCTAAAGAGAATCTAATTAACCAGAAAGTATCTAAACATATTATCTCATTCTCACAAAGTCAAGCTGGGTTTACATCTAAAGTAAATGAACACATCCTAGAGGTAGAGATGAAACCTACAACGTATGCACTAGTTAAAAAGCTAGAGAAAGACTTAGTGTATGAAGGAACAAACGGAGGAGTAATTCTAGCAGATACACCAGTAAAACTAATGCAGAAAGTACTACAACTTTATAGTGGTACAGTTAAGCTAGAAGATGGAGCTGCAACAACAATAGATGATAGTAAAGCAGTCTTTATAAAACAAAGGTTTAAAGCTAACAAAATAGGCATCTTCTACAAGTTTAAGCAAGAGTTAAAACTATTGCAGAAAGTGTACGGAGATAACCTTACAACAGACTTAGAAGAGTTTAATACAACGAGTAAGAACATAGCTCTCCAGATAGTATCTGGTAGAGAAGGAATCAGTTTATCAAAGGCAGATTATTTGGTTTACTTCAACATTGACTTTAGTGCTACAAGCTATTGGCAAAGTAGAGATAGACTAACAACTAAAGAGAGACAGAAGAACGATGTGTATTGGGTATTCTCTAAAGGAGGATTAGAGCAAAAGATATACGAGAAAGTGTTACAAAAGAAATCATTTACAACAAAGCACTATGAGCGAAGATAAAAAACTTTTAGTTTGCACTTTTAGTGGTGGTAGGACATCTGCATTTATGGGTAAATTTTTACTTGAGTACGATAAATATAAATCTTTTGACAAGTTGTTTATCTTTTGTAACACTGGAAAAGAAGATGAAAAAACACTTGAGTTTATTGATAAATGTGACAAAGAATGGAATTTAAACATTGTGTGGATTGAAGCAAAAATAAATAAACAAAAAGGAAAGGGTACAGATTTTAAAGTAGTTGATTTTAAAACTGCTTCAAGAAATGGAGAACCATTTTCAGATATGTTAGATGTTTATCCAATGCCAACGATCATAGGTTCTAATTGTACTAGAGAGTTAAAGCTAACACCGATGAATAAATACATAAAATCTTTAGGTTATAAAAATGTAATAACTGCAATGGGAATAAGATATGATGAAAGACACAGAAAAAGCAATACAGCAAAAGAAAAGAATTTAGTATATCCTTTGATTGATGATATTCTAGTTGATGAACAGATGATCCGTAATTGGTGGGATAAGCAATCTTTTGATTTAGAGCTTAAAGATTATCAAGGGAATTGTGATTTATGTTTTAAAAAATCAGAACGAAAAAGACTTACAATAATAAAAGAAAACCCTAAAACTGCTCAATGGTGGTTAGATATGGAAGCAAAACATTCAAACGATAAAACTCCACGTTTTGATTTGAGAAACAATTTAAGTATTGAACAACTAATTGATAAAGCAAAAAAACCATTTAGAGTAGCAAAAGACAAACATGAACTAAGAATAAATCAGTTAAGTATTATTGATGATAATATAAATGATTTGTCTTTTGATTGTTTTTGTAAAGCAAACTAAAACTATGAGCGAAGCAACGTATCAAAGTAAGTTGATAAAGAAACTTGAAGCAGAAGGATATTATGTCTTGAAGCTGATAAAAACGAATAAGAACGGAATACCAGACCTAGTGGCTTTAAAGCCAGACGATGTTAAATTCATCGAAGTAAAGGGCAAACTTACGAAAGTTAGTAAGCTCCAAGAATATAGAATAGAAGAACTTAAAAAATTAGGATTTGATGCGACAATTGAAAGAGAACACTAACCTACCAGACTTTGTTACAATGACAAACCATTGCGAAGAGAAAGGCTATGAGATTAAAATAATGCCAGTTATCGATGGCTACTCTTGTAGAGTTTATAAGCAGCACAAGTTTATAAAAGCTGGGGAGATAATATACAAATCTTGTATAGATGCTCAAAAAGATGCATACACTAAACTTTATAAATATATCGAACAATGTTAGAAAAAGTATTTAACTCTCATGACAAATGGATTAATACAACCTTAAAGTTTGGTTGTACGAAATACGAAGCAGAAGATATTGTTGGCGAGATGTATGTCATTATCGGTACAATGCTAAACAAAGGCTTAGATATTAGTTACAAGTC